ACGGGAACTCCCGTCATGGCTTTTTCACTACTTCCTGTCATTGTACTTATAACACTACTAGCTGTTGTTTCATATCTAACAAATCCCCGCCATGAATTATTATTTCCATTTGTTCCCGTTATTCCTATATCTAATCCTGCATTACTGTCACGAAATCCCCATAAAATAGGCTCATCACTACCATCATTAAACTGTGTTGTGTTAGGTGTAAACAATATATTAATGTCAAATTGTTTTGAAAGATCAATATTTGTAACTTTAGAACTAGGTATTTCAACACCCTGTCCTGTTGCAAAATCACCTGAACTTGTTCTATTAGTATTAAAATCAAGTGCGTAATGTCCTTTGTATCTACCGCTTGTAACTTTAACAAACCTTGATTCTGCGGGATCTGTTGGATCTTGATTATATCCCGATTCATCAAAACATGATAATTGCATAGGATATACACCTGATAAATACGTTGTATCAATTATATCTTGTATATATGACACTTCATAACCTTCCCTAACTTTGTTTGGAAATCCAAAAGTTGCATTTAATCTATCAGGTCTTTTATTTCCTTCATATTTTAAAGTAGCTTTTCTTGGATAATAATAATGAGTAACAGGTGATCCTGTATCAGTTTCTACTACTATACACTTTGCTAAATGTGTCATTAACTCACCTGTATGTTTCTTACTCTTGAAGGTTGTCCTTCACCAACTAATGTAATGGCTTTAAGATAAGTTCTATATTCTGTATTAGCATCAATATTTACTCCGGTATCTGTATCAGATATTGTTTTTGAAGTTGAAGTTGAATTATGAAAATATTTTTGATAAGATTGCCCTAATTTTGCATAATATAAATTATAACCTGTAATTGCACTAGAACCACTTGTTAATGGAACATCCCAATTATATGTTAATGTTTGACTTGTAGATGAACTTGCAACAAAATTTTGTGGTGGTGAAGCCACATCTAATTCATATAATGCTTGAACATTTCCTTCCAAAAATTTACAAGTTGCATTAAGAGTTAATGTTTCTAATTCAGCAGTATCAAAATGAAATTGTGAAAATGTTCCAAGAAAAATTAAATTTTTACTAGGATCACTGGAATCATATTCAACTTCTAATTGATAAGCATCATCAATACTAGCTGCCCTGAAAAATTTTCTTATAAAATGAACTTGTTCTTGAACAGTTTTTGTACTACCGTTACTAGGGAAATAATAATCTCCATCCCCGCTTTCTGAATTATTTGTGATTAATCTATTAAGTGATTCATCTTTTATTTTCCATGCTAACGATATTTGTGAACTATTACCTTCAATTTTTAAAAGAATGTTTTCATCAGAATCTTCTTCAGGTAAAGGAGCTGGTGATACAGGGGAATTAATATCATAACTAAATCTTTTAAAATTACCTAATTCATAAATAAATAAAGGATCAGTTTTTGAAGCAGTTGATGTTGATTGTAATCTAAATTTAGTTAGTTTAACTTTAGCCAATTATTGTTTACCCCCTTGTATAATATCGCTAAGTGATTTCCATATACCTTCATCAAAATCACTAACTCCATTACCGTCAATATCAATCATAAATGTATTATTAGTGGTGTTAGGTTTATCATCATCATCTTTGTTATTAAGTAATCCAAGAGTTATTTTATCAATAATAGCCCATATAGCATCATAAATTGCGGTTGCAAGATCACCTACGGCAGTTTCTATTGTTTTAAATGTTTCTGTAACATCATCCCAACTTGGTAATTCAAGTTCTGCTATCCAACCATTAATTGAATTAACAAGGAACATAATAGGATTCCATGCTGTAAGCCAAGTAGTAACATTTGTTTTCCATGTTTCAAATTGTTCATCAGCTAATATTGTAAATCCATCAATACCTGTTCCAATTCCTGTAAAGAAATCATTTATTTTTCCAAAGTTTGCTTCTGAATCTGCTATCCATTTTTTCATATTTTCAAAAGAATTATTTTCACCATCTACAACATTAAATAAAGCCCCCCATGCTAACAAATTAGATTTTAAATTTGCTATCCCATCTTCTAATCCAAATCCTTCTTCCCAAGCTTTTTTACCGCCTGCTTGTTCTGCTTCTTTTAAATTATCAACTAGTTGAGTTCCTAACCATGTTCCTAATTGTATCATAATTGGTCTAAATGTTCTATAAAATGGCAACGCAACAGTTCGCAAGAAATATATCAATAAAGGTCTAAGGAAGAATCCAAAGAAATCACCGATTGGTCTTAAAATAAGCATTATACTAAAATTAAATAATTGTAACATTTGTTTTAACATTGGGGAAGCATCAACTGTCATTGAAACTATTTTTTGAACTAATGCAAGAACACCAGTAACACCTACTGCTATTGCACCTAATTTTAATATATTATTCATCACACCTTTTTGATTTCCACCTTGAGCAGGTACAGGATTAGCCCCGCCTAAAGCAGATCCACTCATAATTCCAGTTAGTCGTTTCTCTAAGTCTCTTATTTTACTATCATCGATTGCTATTTTTAGTGTGTATGTGTTATTACTGCTCATATTTTGACTCCATTGAATATTTCTTTAATCATCTTCATAGATATAAACATAGTGTCAAGAACATATTTGGCAGGAAGCCCATCCACCTGATTTTTATCCCACCCAAATGCTAAAGCACAATATCCGTAAACTTGATTTTCTATACTTTTGGAATCTCTAAGTTGTTCATCCCTAGATTGCTGAAATAACTCTCTAAAGGGATAATTTTCAAGATCTCCCCCAAGATCACACTAACTTCGCTCATAGGTAATTCCCTCATTTTCACAACGTTAGTAGGTGGAAATGGTAGTCCATCAATAATGGTTTTTTGTAATAATATATCACAAAAATTATTGAATAGAAAATCTTTTTGACCGTTATCTAATACCCTAACTGATTGAGATAATAATTCCTGAGTTTCACCCCAAGTTAAATCTGTTTTAATTTTAATTGTTGCATCTTGACCATTAACTTTAGCTTGAAACTGATGTGTACTTAAATCTGTTGACATTGATTATATAATAAATAATGTATATATAAGTGTTTGGTTATGGTACTGTGGCACTAGCGTTCTTTGCTGATATATCTGCCCTTCTACATTGGAAATCTACATTTTGTAAAACTAATTCACCCGGAGCAATACCTGTTGTATTATGAGTATGAAAACTACAACCTGTAAAAGTAAATTTAATACTTCTTTCTGATGTTCCTGTTAATCCATTTGAAATTGTTACAACTAAGTTATTTGGTGATTCTTCTCTATCATAAACTTCACTCAAAAATGATGAATCTTTAACTGTTAATCCTACTTTACCTGTCATTTCTAAAATTTTACGCCAAGCATCTTTAGCATTTGCTTCACCCATTTCAAATAATAGTTCTGCATTTGTGTTAAGGTTTAAGTCAAATGTTTGAACTGTGGCTAAAGTTGATCCTGTTATTGGACTTGTAATAACACCATGAACAAATGTATATGGTATTGCATTAGCTATATCTGCACCTGTTGGAGTTGCAAATGTTTCTGATTTAGTTTCTGCACCCCAAATAATTTCTTGTGTAACTTTAATAGTATCATTTAATGCCATTCTTAATGACATAGTACTACAAATACAACCTACTGGTTTTCTTACAAAATCATCACTTGATCCTGTTCCTACATTAAATCCGAATCTAAGTGCCATAGATTTTAAATCTCTAATTGTTGTGTTATTTGCTGGATTAGATTTCCATATATGTTTATATAAACTTCCTGTTGCTACTGAAGAAGTAGCTGCTCCCAAAATAGACTGTAAAAACCATGGATTAGATAATACATATTCTACTGAAGCCTTACCTTCATTTCTACCATAAGCGAAAGATTCAATTTCAGGACTATATAATTGTCCAAGTGGCATTTGATTATTTTTAAACTCTAATGAACTTACTTTAACTTCTTTACCAAAATTAATTGGTGGATTTGTAACCCCCCCGCCAAAATTGGTTTCATAGCCATATTCTGCATATACACTAGAAGCAGATTTAACAAAAGTACCTGTTGCGGACATAACAAAAATTATCCTTCTTTCTATTTAAGTATTACTAGAATTATGGGTTGAGTCTTATGGCATCTACGTCTATATTATAGCGATAAATGTTCCTAAATTCTTCATTTAAGGATATTACATTTGTGGGTAAAATCTGTATATATTCCCTTTTATTGATAGTTGAAACTACATTATTTTTCAATATTCTAATACATTCATCTACAAGTTGTAAAACTCTAATTTCACTTACACTGGTGTATATGTCTAAAGTTATGGATATATCGTGTAGCCAATCATAATTATATTTACCATCTGAGCCTATTCCCGAAATAATACTGTAAATTTGTGGGTTTTCTGTGTCAAGACTAACTATGATCTCATCATAGGATCTTTGACCTACACCTACTGCTTTCTTTTTCCATTGAGTAGTAAAAACAGGTAATTTGCCCCCTGTTCCATTAACCCAATTATTTTTTAGGTGATCTATTATATCATTTGCAAAATCTAAACCTGCTATTCCATCTGTCATTTATATTTCCTCAATCCTTTATAGTATTTCAATCCTGTATTTATAGATTTATTAACAATTTTGCTTGCTTTCTTAGCACTCTTATTAACTTTTTTAGCACTTTTGTTAATTTTTTTAATAACTTTGTTTACTTTATTTTTAGCTTTGTTTAATCTTTTACCCCATTTTCCATGTTTCTTTACATTCATTCTTTTTAAACTAACTACACCATGTTTTCCAATAAGTGATTTTAATGCTTTTTTAACAAAAAATTTTGGTTTTATACCTTGAGTTTGTATTTTTTTCATTATAAGCCATGTCACATTTTCAGATGCACTTTGAGGAACACCCAATTTTCCTTCTACCCATAATTTAAGAGCATCAAAATTTACCCATGTTCCCGGTGCTAAACCCCAATTTACAATATGAGCATAAGGTGAATCAATTAAAACCATATAAACACCATCCATTTTTACTCTATTTATGCTATCTGTTAATTTACCTGTAAAATTTATATCTTCATCACCTATTGTTTTCTTTAAGTTATGAATTATTTTTTTACTTATATCTACTTGCATTTTACCCATTTCAACAGTGTTATCATTTGATATATAATCTGTATTACCCTGTTGTTGTGCTTGTTGTGCCAAACTACCACACCGGAGTTATTTCGCTTCTACTCCACAAAATATTATCTATTTCTTTTTGCCATCTATCCATAACTTTATCTTTATTGATGTTTCCTTCACCACCATAAGCAATTTGTGACATGGTAAAATCACTTGCTAAAATATCAAGACAGGTCATAAGTTTACAACATTTTTGAATATCTCTTGGAATAGTTTCTGTTTCTGAAATGCGTTCTTCATTATCTCCACCATAACGATAAGTAACTCTAAATCTGTTTGCTCTAAGTATTGTAAACAAATATCCTCTTAAATAAATTACACCTTTAATTTCTTGAAAATATATTATACTGTCATTATCTTCTGATGTTGGTGTGTTATCACTCCAATTTTCCCCATCCCAAAGTTCAAANTTATCNCCTTTAGTANNATCAAATGGTTTAAGATTTCTTTTCTTTGGNAATAATGGCATACCTCTACCCCAATCATATAATTTATTTACACTAAATTCTTCCCTAACCTGTTTATCATCCATCCATGTATGACCTGTTAAACGGTCTATTCTATCTTCATTATCCATTATATAGTTTTTAATCATAGTTGTACTAGGATCTGAATTGGCATTTACTGAAATTCTAAGCCAATCTGCTATATCTGTAACTGTGCAATAAACTGGTTCATTTCTAGCCATATTAACAAAATAGTCTTATAATATTTAAATTAGATTATTCATATACAACGTTTAAAGCACCAGTTGTACCGCTTGCTACGGTTGCGTGTAATGCACCTTTAAATCCTAAATCTAAATCTTGATGGCATACAGCGTGTAATGCTGTGCTTAATTTATATAAAATTGCTCCACTAGCATCAGTTTGTCTAATTTCCCAAACTCTATCCCCTGTTACAGCAATAGAAATACTTCTTAATTTGCCTGATCTATTAACAACTTGACCAGCTGCGGTTACTAATTTATGTGCATTTTTAGCCATTATATAATATAAAAAAGGAAGTGTTATATAAGGTTTCCCTTATACGCCACGAATTGCTACGGTGAGAGTACAAGTATGATTATTTGCGATATTTGCGTTGCTTGATCTTACTCTACCATGGATTTTTGCGGTAGCTGCATCTGAGCCAGCTGCTTCTACGAACTGATAAACATGGTTTTGGAAGTCGTTTTGTTGTTCGATAATACAGAAATATACCTGTCTAAATCCTACTTGTGTAAAGTCACAAGTAAGTTGACCGCTTACAAAATCTGAACTACCTGTTACTGATATATCACATATCATTTCTTTTTCTACACCAACCCCACCCGGTTTAATGGTATGGGATCTATCAGCGTTTAAGTGCTGATATTTTGCGTTTGTAGTAATGGTTACTGCCATGTTAAAATTTT